CTACGCCCGCCCCAACACCACCACCAAGAGGGCCAGGCGGTGGCGGTGGAAATCTTTTACAAGGTGGTGATTTTTTTGTTATGCCACAAGGTAATTCTTATGATGATTTAGGACTACAAGATAAAATAACTATTGCTCAACAATTTAATGGTATGTATGTTGATTCATCAGGTAATCAATTTATGATGACACCCGAACAATTAGAATACTATCAAAATTATTCTTTTACTTTTAGAGATCCTATTGGAAAACCTGGAGAGCCAGGCCCAAGCCCTGTGCCACCACCGACACCCGAGCCAGCGCCAGAGCCACCAGGCGCAGATGATTTTGTAAATGCTTTTTTTGATCCAAACTCACCAACACCACAATTAAATAATGAGTTATTAAACTATTTCAAAGGTATTGAATAGTGTCTAAAGATAAAGATATAAAAAATGGTTTAGAAGCTGAAAGAATACTTGGTAGCCAAATATTTAAAGACGCACTAAAAAATTTAAAAGAAGAATATGTTCAACATTGGCTTAGTTCAAGATCTGTTGGTGATGTGACATTAAGAGAAGATTTTCACAAAGCAATTCTTTTGCTTCCAGAAATAGAAAGACATCTAAGGATAATTGCTGAAAAAGGCAAACTTACCAAATCTCAAATAGATAAAATCAAAAAAATAGTATAAAATTTTCATCAAGGAGTTTAATATGGCAACAACGGAAAAACCGATTGCATTACAAACAGACAAAGATAAAGCTGTTTCTTCGTTTGAGGACTACTTAGATCCAAGTGAAGATAATGTAGAGCAATCTAACGAAAATGAAACAGAACAACAGGAAGTTCCTGTTGAAGAAGCTAACGAAGATTCTAATGATGAAGATCTTGTAGAAGATTCAGAAGATGAATCAGAAGAAGATGATGATGATTTAGAAGAAGAGTTAGAAGAAGCAAATGATGTGGAACAAGATCTTGAAGAAGATCAAGAGCAACCAAATTTTATATCTGTCAAAATTGATGGAGTAGAACAAGAGGTCACGCTTGAAGAACTTAAAAATGGATATTCCCGTCAGCAAGATTATACGAGAAAAACTCAGAAGCTTGCGGAACAGACAAAATCTGTAATCCAAAAAGAAAAAGAGATTTCTCAAAAAGACGCTCTTTATAGTCAGTTGATTCCTAAATTAGAGCAAGAACTAAAACAAGATTTAGTTGATAATCAGCCTAATTGGGAAAAATTGGTAGAAGAAGATCCAATAGAGTATGTTAAACAAAAACAGATCTGGGATACTAAAAAGGCAAAACATGAAAAAGTGTTAGCTGAAAAAAAGCGAATTGAAAATGAAGCTTTGTCGAAAAGACAAAAACAAATTGAGCAAATCGTGAATGACGGCAACGTAAAACTTGTCGAAAATATTCCAGAATGGAAAGATAACAATGTTAGAGAAAAAGAATTTTCTAGCATTAAACAATACGCTATTAAAAATTTAGGATTTAATGAACAAGAAATTGATAGCATTATTGACTACAGAGCCATACTTGGTTTGAGACAAGCTTGGAAGTTTTCTAAAACGCAAGAAGCGATAAAGAAAAAACCAACACAATCTCCAGCAAGAGTAGGGCGTCCAGGATCTAGTAATAAACCAATAAAAACTTCAGCTGTTAAAAAAGAACGTCAGCGGTTGAAAAAGTCTGGAAAGGTTTCAGACGCCGCCAAAGTGTTTCAAAGGATTATTTAATCCTTTAAGGAGTAAAAATGGCTAAGATTACTAACGCATTTGATACTTATGGCGCACAAGCTGACAGGGAAGAGTTATCGGATATTATCTATAACATTTCTCCAATGCAAACACCATTTCTATCAAGTGTTGGAAAATCAAACGTAAGTAATGTCGTCTTTGATTGGCAGACAGAACAGCTACCAACTCCATCTTCTAGCGGTAAGTTAGAGGGTTTCGAGTTAAGTAGATCTGCTTCTACTGCAACAGTCAGAGAATCAAATGTATGTATGATCTCGTCAAGAGACGCAACCGTCACAGGATCGCAAGAAGCGTCAGACGCCGCTGGCAAAAATTCTGAGATGGCTCACCAGCTTGCTTTAATGTCAAAAGCATTAAAAAGAGATATGGAAGAAGCATTAGTGGGTAATATCGCTAAAGTTTCTGGATCTGCAAGTGCGGCTCGTCAAACAAGATCTTTAGAAACTTGGTATCAATCCAATGTTAATAAAGCTTCTGACGGGGCAAATGGATCTGCTTCTGCGGCCCGAACTAATGGAACAAGAAGAGATTTAACCGAAGCTATGGTTAAAGATGTTCAACAACAATGTTTCACAAACGGCGCAGAGCCATCAATCTTAATGTGTGGCCCATATAACAAATCTGTTATATCAGGTTTCACAGGTAGATCACAGGCAAGGCAGTTCGTGGACGCTAACGTGGTTGAAGCTTCTGTTTCTATCTACTCAGGTGATTTTGGAGAACTTAAAGTTGTTCCATCAAACAGAAGTAGAGAGCAAGCAGTTCATCTGTTAGATCCAGAATTTGCTGGAGTTGCATACCTTAGAGATTTTGAAACTATTGACATTTCAACAATAGGTGACGCTCAAACTAAAATGATAGTCGTAGAATACGGACTTGAAATGAAGAATGAAGCGGCTCACGGAATTGTTGCAGACGTTAAAGTTTCAGATTCCGACGCTGGTTAATAACTAGCAATTTGGGGGGCTTATTGCCCCCCTTTTTTTCAAATGGCAAAAAAAACTGTTTTAGACGCAACACTAAATACAAAAAACATCTTTGCAACAGAAGATGATAAAAACTTTTATCACACTCAACAGAATGTTCAGCCAACAATAGAATATGTAAAAAATTTAAGTCACCTTAAACCAGGTAAAGAAATGCGTCACGTTGCAGAGATTCCTATGGTAATATATCAGAAGATGGTTAGAGAAGGATCTATCAATGACAAAAAAGCTTTGAAGAAATGGCTCAATGATCCAGATAATAAAATGTTTAGAACATGGAAAGGTAAAGTATAAATATGACTTATAGTGAACTAAAAACAAATATAGCTTCTTTTTTAAATAGATCTGATTTAACAGATCAATTAGATCTATTTATAGATCAAGCAGAAGCAGAGATAAACAGAAGAGTAAGAACAAAAGATATGGTTAAAAGAGCAAATGCCGTATTAGAACAACAATATTTAACATTACCTAGTGATTGGCAAGAAGCAATAAATGTAGAAATAACATCAAATGATTTTTCTCCTGTTTTTCAACAATCAATAGAATCTTTAGATGTTTATAGAAAAAGCGTTGATAACTCTAGTGGACAACCAATTTATTTTGCTATTGTTGATGATACATTAGAGTTTGCGCCAACACCTGACCAAAATTATGATATTCAATTAACATATTATGCAAAACCAACACCATTAAGCGATTCAAATACCTCAAACTTTATATCTAACGATCACCCAGACGTTTATTTATATGGGGCTTTGAAACACGCTTCTATCTTTTTAATGGAAGATGATAGAGTAAATTTATTTAACGATCTCTTTGAAAAAGCACTAGAAGAAATAAGAATGGAAGATTACAGATCTCAATATGCTAAAGGATCTTTAATGCAAAGAAGAAAAACTTATGGAAAAGCTAAGAAAAACGTTTATTATATGAAGAACAGTTAGGAGAATTTATGTCATTCAGTAATTTTTTAGAATTAGAAGTTTTAGACCACGTTTTTAGAAATTCGGCTTATACAGCCCCATCAACTATTTATGTTGCTTTATTTACTTCCGCCCCAAATGACGCTGGCGGGGGAACAGAAGTTTCTGGTAATGGTTATGCTAGACAATCTATGGCTTTTGGCACAGCTTCTAGTGGATCTATATCTAATAGTAGTTCAGTTGAGTTTCCAACAGCCACAGGAGATCAAGGAACAATAGTAGCTATGGGTTTATTTGACGCTTCAAGTGGTGGAAATCTTCTTGCCTATGGATCTTTAACATCAAATAAAACTGTTTCTAACGGAGACGTATTTAGATTTAACGCAAGTTCTGTCACTATTTCATTGGATTAACACATGGCCCAACAAGGATATGGGTTTGGTAAATATGGCAGA